TATATCATGGATCTTGCAACAATTCTATGGCTGGATTCCAAGCCAGAAGACAACTACTGGGAAACCTGTTATCGACGAGGTGATCTTGAAGGAGATGAACTCGGAAGTAGCGACGATGTTCCTGCGGATTTTGACGATAACGAAGATGCTTGGAATGATCAGCGAAGGCGCGAACGCCTGGCTGAAGTTGAGTACGACTGCTAAACGTATTCACCATCATTGCAGTGTCGCCACTAACACGCACCGTTGCGCCCATCGTAACCCTAACCTTGGACAAGTTCCATCAGATGAAAGATTTAGAAAGCTCTTCATACCAAGTCCGGGTCTACATATGGTCGGCGCTGATCTTAGCGGCATCGAGCTTCGTATGCTCGCTCATTATCTTGCGAGGTATGACGGAGGAAGATACGCGAAACTTCTACTTGAGGATGACATCCATCAGATCAACGCTGACAAAATCGGCATCTCAAGGCGACAAGTAAAAACCGTGACCTATGCATTTTTGTACGGTGCAGGTGACGAGAAAATTGGACACTCTTATGACCAACAGCTATCAACCACTGCTGCAAAAAAGAAAGGCAAAGAGATTCGTGCCGCGTATGTTGACGCGGTTGATGGATTGGATGACCTACTCAAAGCTATTAAACAAGCTTCAGAAAGAGGGTTCATCAAGTCTATCGATGGGAGAAAAATTAACGTTGACTCGCCTCACAAAGCCCTGAACTACTGCTTGCAGTCAGGTGCCGGTGTCATCGCGAAGCGGTGGATGGTGATCAACCAGGAAACAATGAGAGAAGCAAAGATCTGCGCCTCTCAATTAGGATTTATTCATGACGAGCTACAGTTCGAGTGTGCCGCTGAGCACATCGGAGACCTATCTACATCCCTGGTATATAGCGCTACAGCGGCTGGGGAATACTACAACATGCGCATCCGCATTGACGCGGAAGCAACCACCGGAAACAACTGGAGTGAAACCCACTAATGTACAGCAAGAAGAACAAGACTGAGATCAAATCAGTCGCAAAGAAAACCCGCCAAGGACAAGGACGTAACTCCAGACCCAAGGGTGACAAGAAAGCATACCGAGGACAAGGCAGGTGAAGTTACTTGTAGACGCTGATTACGTAGTCTACAAATGCTGTGCTGCTGCCGAAACAGAAATTGATTGGGGCGATGATGTAATTCTTGTAACGAGTAAATTTAGTGATGCTTATGCTGCTGTTAAGCGTGAGCTGCTCAAGATTATCAACAACTTTCTATGGGATGTACCTGAATTAGTTCTGTTCTTTAGCGATAGTGTAAACTTTCGTAAATCCATCCAGCCCGCATACAAAGGGCATCGCAATCGCAAGAAACCTTGCGGTTACAAACGTGTGATTAACCAACTCAAGACTGAGTACAAGGTTGTTATCATGCCAACGCTTGAGGCTGACGATGCCTTGGGTATTTATGCTACACAAAACCGAGGCAAGTGTTGTATCTGCTCACCGGATAAGGACATGCGCCAGATCCCTGGTCGCCTCTTTGACATGTCAGAAATGATGAATGTGGAAGAGGACGAGGGAGCTAAGTGGCACCTTATTCAAACATTAGCAGGAGATCAGACCGATGGCTACGCAGGTTGTCCCGGTATTGGTGTTAAACGTGCAATCACCCTCTTTGAAGACAAAGGGTATTCTTGGAAGACTGTCGTTGAAGCGTTTGCTGAGAAAGATCTTTCCGAAGATGTCGCACTTGAGAATGCACGGCTCGCAAAGATCCTCACAGTATCCGACTATGACTTCCACAAGCAACAGCCCATCCTTTGGACCCCCACCGCCGATTATCGAATTGACGATGGAACAGCAGTTTAAAATGCGTCGGATTGAGGATGCACTAAATAACCCCGACACAACAAAGGAAGATATGATTACTGTTTTCCTTGCTCTACAACGTCAATGCTTTGTGCTTGGCAACAATATGAATCAATTGCTTAAACAATGGCAGAATCCCCCGAGCATTACACACGAGGATCAATGGAAGTCTGGGACTTTATCCGCGATCAAGATCTTAACTACCACCTTGGTAATGCTATTAAATATATTTGCAGAGCCGGTTTCAAGTCTTCTGAATCGAAAGAGGCGGATCTTAAAAAGGCTATCCACTACCTTGAAAATGAACTCTACCACACAACACTGTACATCGACCAGTCTGAGCGATCAAGCAATTCAATTCCGTTCAGCGTATGGGATCAAGAACAGTTCGGAGAACCGGACTATGCAACTGGCTTTGATCGATGAAGAATATAAAGAGTTTCGTGGTGCATTTTACAATGAACCTTACGAAGCTGAGTTGAAAGAGCTGGCAGATTTGGTATATGTCTGCTTTCAATATGCCGAAAATATGGAATGGGATCTAGAGGAAGCACTTGATCGTGTCCATAAATCAAACATGTCTAAACTTGGACTTGATGGCACACCTATCCGCCGTGCAGACGGTAAGGTCTTGAAAGGACCTAACTACAAACCACCTATCCTGAATGATCTCGTTAACCCATGACTACCACCGAATACAAAGAACAGCTAGTTAAAAAATATAATGAAGCTGTCGTAAATCTGCAGCGACTAGAAGGAGCTATCGCAGCATGTAATGCGCTGCTTGAGGCACAAGACGAAGACACTGAAACTACTGAAGAATGACAACATCTTACATTTCTCGCACGGGTCGTGTTCAGTCTTGGCTGGATGACCCCACTTCACGTTTGCCGGTGTCCTGTACTGTTTTCACCGTAGAAGATAGTATCGAAGGAGACAATGGAATTGAAGCAAGCTGGAGGTTTGTATCTCACGCACTGCGTTTCGGCGCAGGGTGCGCAGTTCACCTTTCCAAGCTGCGACCAAAGGGAACAGAAAATGACAAAGGACTAGTTGCATCTGGTCCTGTCAGCTTTGCCAAAATCTACAGCACGCTAAATGAGATCCTGCGACGCGGCGGGGTGTATAAGAACGGAGCTGTGGTATGTCATCTCGATCTCTCGCACCCAGATGCTCTGGAGTTTATCAAGACTCCACGGGCTGAACTGCCCTGGGTCAAGCGATGCATCAACATTAAACCAGAATGGTGGGAAGCTTGTGAGTTTAAAGACGAACTGCTCCACGGTATTAAATCTGGCGACATTTGGCTCAACAAAGTAAAATACGATGACGAAGGAAACCGAATCCGAGGTAACGTCTGCCTTGAAGTTTACCTGCCCTCACGAGGTACCTGTCTACTCCAACATGTCTCTCTCGGTGCCTGTGAATTCGACGACATCCCTAATGCTTTCTTTGAAGGTATGTCCCAGTTGTGCGAACTCCATGGTAAAACAGGTGTTGGCGAAAGCGGAGAATATCTCCCCAGCGAAACTGACCGACAAGTGGGGCTCGGGATGCTTGGACTCGCCAACCTACTTCGTCGATACGGAGTAACTTACGATCAGTTTGGTCGTGCTCTTGAACAGTACAACAACGGTGAAATTATCCGTTCTCCAGCTTATGAACTTGTATCACAAATTGCATCTGGTGTTGACCTTGCCGCAGGAGTTGCTCGCCGTAACAACATGGTTCGAGCCTTTGCTATCGCACCGACCGCCAGCTGCAGTTATAGAAGCTTGGATCTGGATGGCTATACTTCAACACCAGAAATCGCTCCACCTATCTCGCAGACAGTCGATCGCGACAGCGGTACTTTCGGAGTACAAACATACAACTATGGCGACGTAGAGATCGCCTCTAAGGTGGGCTGGGAAGCCTACAAGCGTGTTGCCGATGGCATCATGGCTCTACTTAACAGGACTGGACTTCTTCACGGTTACAGCTTCAATTCGTGGTCCGACGTGGTCACGTATGATGAAGCATTTATCGAAGAGTGGCTTGAATCGCCCCAGACTTCTCTTTATTATAGTCTCCAAGTAATGGGCGACGTTCAAGATAAGTCAAGCGCGTATGCTGCTCTCGAAGAGACAGAAGTCGATGACTACCTTGCTAGCCTGTTCTACGATGGGGACATTGAACCTCAATGTGATTGTGCAGAATGAACCCTTATCAAAAACTACTAGCGCGGAAGCGCAAATGGACACCAGTACAGACAACTGCTGGTACATGCAAGCAGGGCGCGGAGGAAGCTGTCTTCCGTGCTCTTGCATTGCGACATATGGAACTGCCTGTGGGAGATTTTATCACCGATGCCCTCAATAGTGA